TCCAGGAATATTACTCCAGACAAAAACTGCATAACTTGGGGCATCATGTGGGATTCGAACCCACGCAAGAAAACCTTGATGATCATTCAAGGTTGAGGCAAACCGCACCCCGTTACATCCTATAACGCCATAAACTAATCAAGAGCTTGTAGACCAAACTACAATTTACCGGTTTCTAGACGAACTCTTAAACTTGGTGCCCCAGAGGAGACTCGAACTCCTAAAATTTGGTTTCTAAGACCAACACGTATACCAATTCCGTCACCGGGGCAAAAACTTGGCGATGCGTGGGAGAGTCGAACTCCCGTCTCGGGATAGACAATCCCGGATAATGACCGTTATATGAACGCACCTAAACTCTTTCCCGGTCGGAACTTCACCGACAATATACTGCAAGCATCTATGCAGCCTTGTTAATTCATCGCCCACAGGATTTGCATTAGGGCTCTGACGAGAAATATTTGGTGGATGAGGTTGGACTTGAACCAACAATGCCATTACGACGGAAGATTTACAGTCTCCTGGGGTTACCAATTTTCCTACACATCCAAAAACATGGTAGAGCATAGCGGAATCGAACCGCTCTTAGTGGACTGAAAACCCACTGTCCTAACCGATAGACGAATGCTCCAAATTTGTTATATTGAAACACACTCGGCTCTCCTTACAACCTTATTTCTGTCAATTCAGAATGCACCTGGCTCAAGTCCAGCGGATCCCCTTGGTTGTTTGTATCTGTCAATTCAGATTGAAAATGTGTTTCAATATAATTTCTTGCCGTAGCAAGAAAAAATATCAGTAAATTTTTAAAGAATTCTACTCAGCTACTCGATCGTTTGCTGCTGTTATGTGTGTATTATAGCACTGGTGCAATTTTGTGTCTACCAGCGCCATAAAAAAACCCGCCTAGTTAGCGGGTCTTTGTGAATGTAGTACTCTTGTTAACTACACCGGCAAAGACCCTGAAGACAATCGCTCTCATAGGCCAGCTCATAGCTGGTTGGTATTAGATTGGGTGTGAGTACAGTTTGCATCATCATAGTGTAGTATATATGCCTTTGATTAAAAAGTCAACTTTTTTCTGCATTATTCTTCAAGATATTTTACCAGAACAGCTGGATCTTGGAAGTTGAAGCTGGCCATGACTCTGGGCCAGACATCACCATTCACAAACATGCCATGTGGTTTGCGTATGTTGAACACAGTGGGCTGATCAACGCACACTGAGTCAACTTGTTTGCAGTGTGCAGGATCATAGATGTCTATGTAGTCCTTGTATGGCGGATTGATCAAGTGCCTGGTGGGTTGGTAGTTTTGTGACGTTGGTTCAAAGGTCTTTGTTATCACGCTGGCAGGATTCAACACAGGCCAGTTTAGTCTAGCGGGCTTTGGGCCGCTGTCCACATGAATAGCCCGATCTTTCAATCTTTGCATGGAGTCATGATCCATTTTGAAGATTACCAGTCTTTCCAATTCACCAAATTGAGTTTCCAGCAGATGTGCCAACGCTGCACATTCGGATCTAAAATCCTCCAAGGAGATGTAGTTGTAGACCTGTTTGCTGTTGCGGACCTTGGCCAACACACACTGTTGCAATTGAGCTTGATGCTCCTGCCATCCGGGAATATCAATACGACACCAATTTTTCATAAAAATATTTACCAATAAAAAAGCACCCGAGAGTGCTTTCTTGAGTTTCTGTTACGAGGTATGTCTTACCCTAGGTTGCTTTTTCAAGCAGCCAATGCGAACTGTGAGTCGTTTGCTTTTACTTTTTTTGTGTCTACGGCCGAGCTTCCCCAACCCTAACGGCTTCTACATTGCCGGACTGTCCATTTCCGTACTTGTGACCCTGTCGAAACCATGGCAGGCCCATTATAAAACACACTGCTTCTGTCTCTTCGGACTTCTGATGGACTAGGTCACAGCCTAGGACAATGTGTTTTATGGTGGACCTGGCGGGAGTCGAACCCGCGTCCAGAATCCTTTTCTGTCTACTTCATACAGTCTTAACTTGTATTTTACTGCTCAACTATTTGAATGTCAAGCCGTAAAGGTTGATCCCAATCTACCCATACAATCTGCCCTGCTGCTCGAGCACTCTGTATAGAGTCCAGGATCTCTACCACATTGTAGCCCGGTCCTGGCACTTCCAAAGTTTCCCAGAGACGATTTTGCATGCTGACATTGAGTTTCATGCAGTTATTTATGTGGGAGAACTGTCAACTTCCTGACACACCGACCAACCCAGACGAGCCAGGTCTTCACGGATGTCATCAGTCACTGTGCTTTCGCCCACATATGCAAGACTTTCCAGGTGAAAAATCTGTTGCTCCTGACTCAGCATGTCCCATTCTGATTGTTCCATGGGAGTGATATCTCTAATGCCACTACAGTACCAGTCAATGTAGTCGCCCTGGCCCTGCATGTCAGCCACAATGCCTCCGGCATATCGCCACGAACATGACCATGTTTGATCTTTCAGTATGGGCCATACTTCTTGTTTCTGGAATTCGTTGTTGCACAAGGCAGCATAGAGATTTTGAGCATACACTCTGCTGTCACGGACCTTGGCAACCATCCAGTCAGTGACACGCAGATCAAACTCCAGATTGTGTTTTTGCCACTCAGGATCCTGGGCATGTTGTTCAGCCCGGTCTCTAGCATCATCGTAGAGACGGATCAAGGCCTGGACGTTGGGATCATCAAGATCGCGACCTTCTTCTAGGCAACGCTCAATGTATTTTTCTTTCTGGAAAGTGTAACGATCTGGACTGGAGCTAATCATGTGTTCTTTCATGGTGCGAGTAGCCGGAATCGAACCGGCATGCCCTTTCGAGCGAGAGATTTTAAGTCTCTTGTGTCTACCTATTTCACCATACTCGCGATAATCTTTTTCTGTTGTAATTTCTACATTAATTCAAATTTCTAACCATGTATGGTCACCCATATACTTTACTTGTGTTTGGTATTCGTAATCTTCAGGAGCACTACTTGACCAATCGTTGGGTCCATTATGGGTCAGCAAGGTATGTTGTCGACGCCTGTTCCATACCAACCAATAATGTTGTCCCATAACAGGTTGAAATTGATACACTGCGGCATGCACTGCATCTGTAACATCTAATCTACGTTTGATTGCTTGTGCTTGTTTTTCCAGCACTGCAACCAGTTCCATGATACGATCGTGTTCTTGTTGTGCATACATCCTGGCATGGTTGATCATGAGATCTTTTTGCTGGGTGACCGGCACCAGTTCAAACTTATGACCACCTGCTTCAGTTGGATAAGGTGTTACATTGCGATTAAAAAATGGAATCAATCCGCCAGTTGATGTAGAGTCGTAACTGTCTTTGCCTTTGACTAGATTTGATTTTTGCTCCATACCATTACTTATATTCTGGTCCGGCGTAACAGAATCGAACTGCTATTAGGGGAGTAGAAATCCCCTGTATTATCCATTATACGAACGCCAGTTGTTTGGTAGGACCTGAGTGATTCGAACACTCCACCAACAGATTATGAGTCTGCTGCTCTAACCTAATGAGCTAAGGTCCCTAAATTATATTCTAACAGGAACGTTATTTAGTGTCAACAGTTTTAAACAACTGCTCGGGATCGCTGAGATGATCAGTTTTGATCTCGCGCATTTTGAGACTGAACAACTCGGCAATGGAGTTCTTGTAGGTGATACGTCGATTGTTCCAGTCACGAATAGCAATGGCTCTGCGGCCAATCTCGTCCAAGGGCAATAAATGCTCTACTCCAGATTTCAACTGCCATTCTAGATCCCAGATCTGATTATGGATCACAGTGATCTCTTGGATGTTGTGATCCAGAGTCTCACGCTGGTTTGTGGTCAAAGTCTTGACCAGCTGACTATATTTGTCTTCGTACCAATCCAATTCATCTTGATTGGCACCTTTAGTGCGTTCGTATTTGATACGTGCAATACACAGTCGGTCAATCAGTTCCAGTACAGGTAAAAATTCCATATCAACCTTTGTTCTCTGCAATTTGCTCAGTAATTAGATCAATAACACCCTGCACTGTTGTAAAGATTTTACGTGCAGTTTCTTTGTCTGGAATATTAATTGTAATACCAAACTCATCTTCTAAACTAAAAATAATTTCAGCACGGTCCAAGCTGTCAGCATCAAATTTTGCCAGCTCGTCTGTGGCACTGGGCAGTTCCTTGAGCTTGAGTTCTTTGGCAATAATTGCAATTACTTTTTGGTCAATATCAGTCATGTTGTCTCCTTGCATGTGTATATAACCATGTTTATGTACTGGCAGTTTTTTTCAGCAATCACAATGTCACAATCCTGTACCTGGAATAAGGATAAGTCTCCTGCAGCCATTCCAACAGACCTGGCTCCCAGGGCAACTGTATGGTGTTGCTGTGATTGGCAATGTACATCAGTAGGTTTCTTTTACAATGTCAAACTGATCAGCAGGCCATTGTGCCTTGAACTCATCTGTTTTGACATATTCATTGTAGGTCTTGGCTTCAAAAAACACTTTTTTAAACACGCTCAAGTGTTTGCCCTTGGGCAAGATTGTGAGATAGATTGATTTTGCTTTGCCGGCCATGATGATTCCTTTTGATTATTTGCTTGAGTTGTGGATAGAGGTTTTAAACAAGAACCCGCACAGCACAGTGATACCCCAGGCCTGCAACCAGGTCACCTCAGAGACACCTGCCACAGCGCCAACCAAGCAACCGTTCCACAGCATGTATACAGGCCAACTCAGCAAAAAGCTCAGTAGCAGGATGCCTAGAATGCCACCAAAAACTGCACCAACCACAATAGTAATTTTTTCCATGATGATTCCTTGTTGCAATGAATGTATTATAACACAGTTTTACAGACCTGTCAAGACCCTACGAAGCGTCCAACGGCTATCCATTCTGCTGGCAAACCAGCGGAACAGAGCCCTCGAATCGTCCTGCAAGAGTCCGGGCTCGGCACCTGTCTTGCCCCCTCTAAACATGCTCATATCAATTCTCCTGTAGCATCGTTGACACAGCCGTAGTAGACTGCCTTCTGATCGGGCAAGACTGCGCCTTGCTTACGCATGTTATCGCCGAGGGTATTGTAATACTCTACCCAACGCAGGGCTTCGCCCTTTGTTCCAAACTCACGCTCTGCCTTAACCTTGTGCAGGTTAGGCTCACCCAGTTCTACGGGGTGGACTTGAACAATGTGTACGAATTTTGTCATTTCAACTCCTTATGCAACACCACGAACATCTGTGTTCAGGTTGGGTTTCATATCGCGGATCAAACCACGCTCTAAATTGTGGGCTTCGGACTTGCCGCGCACCACAGACAGAACACGCACAGTAAATTCACCAACACCACGAGCTCGCATGGTCTCGTACAGCATCCAGCTCTTGTCTTCAGAACGCATGCGGTAAAAGTGCTTGCGGCAACGAGTAATCACTGACTTCTTCACAGTGCTCATTGTTTTGGCAGTAACGCCAATGTAGAAATCTGCACCCGACTCAATCATGTAAATGATGTGGGTGCGATCGGTACGTTTTTTACGGGTTACTGTTTTTGTGTCCATGTGTATATTATAACCGATCTTGCGTTTTTGGTCAACCGGTGTTCACATGAAAAGTAGTACTACAAAAGTACTACTTTTTACCCCAAAAAGTGTTGCTGTTATGCAACTTTTTCAATGCTAGCACGCCAGTAGCACTCGGGGCCGCCGCAATCTTGGCGATATTTGTAGGCTTCGGCTTCTTCTAGGGTGGTAAAATACCTGGTGTCTTCGGGATCAACTCGTTGCACACCACAGTCATATTCTGTCACTGTGACTTTGTACAGTGTGGAAAGTTTGACTTCTGCCATTTTGAGCTCCTTTTGCCTGGGTTATCAACTACTACAATTACAGTATAAGCGATCTGGGATTTTTGGTCAACCTCTATTTAGACCCCGGGTAAATTTAACAATGTCTCCATACAGTGCAAACATGCTGGCTTCTTGACCGTCAAAAAATACCAGGCGAGGCTTTTTGCCCAGTTGTATAAAATATGGATGAGTCAAGTGTTTGTTCAGTGTAACCAAGTGACCAGCATGTGCTGTGGTACCTGGTGGTATATCAAACTCGTAGCTTTCGATACCCAGATGTTTGAACACTCGATAGCCTTCCAGACTCAGACGTAGGCCACCAACAGAGCGAATATCTTGCCACCAATCTTTCAGGGCTATTTCCAAATTCAAGCCATGATCGCCGGGCAACAGCGACAGCGTGTGTTTGGTATAATCTAGCTTAGACAGCATTTGGGAACACTTGGGCTCCCTGTGTCAGCAATACCACAGAGAACTTGTCTGTTTTGAACTGAGTATTAAGTTTGCGAGCCAAATTGATAGCATGTCCTGGATTTGAAAAAGATACTTTTTTATACTTGGGCCCAGGATACTGTGTCAGCATGTTTGAAGTTTTTAAATTGATGGGCTTTGAATCATAAAACACTGCCCATACACCTTCGCTGGCCAGCACCTGCTCAGTTTTGTAGGTCTGCTTGTTTGTGTTCTCAATCAACACTTGAGGTTTGGGTCTGCTCATACATTTATTTATCACATAAACTATGCACTTTTAAAACCACCGCCTGTGAGTTCTATGGTGATCACTTCGTCTTTTTGCGGAGCACTTTTATTGTGCAACTGCTCCAGAGTCATCAACAGTTTGGTAATGTCACTGTGCAAATCTTTGGCATCACGCATGCTCATGCTAAAGTCTTTTTGTCCACGTGATTCGTGTGCTTTGATATTGTCAACAAAACGATTGATGTGCAGGCTCATGGTTCAATCCAGTCTGTTCTAGAGGAGTCGTGTGCGTACGGTACGGGTTGCTTTATAGTCATGTTGGGTGCAATATTATTATCAAAAATTTGTGCCATTTGTTGCCACAGTGCTTTGCGCTGCTGATCAGGCCGCCTAGCCCATCATGTTCTTGGCGATCTAGTCCGTAGTCATGTCGCCAGGTGTAGCACATGCTGGTTATAATTTGTTCACGAGTTTTTGACATGGCTTGGTTCTTGTCTCATTTGATCACGCCACTGAATTGCGTCTTCTTCGTAGTCAAAATGCGGGCTGAGTTCTAGATCTTCGTTGTGATCTTCCACCCAGACCCAGCAGTCGTTGCGTTCATCATGAACCAGTCGCATGGTATATTATTTCTTTAAAAAACCGCTCAACTCTGGAGACTTCCAGCCCACTGGTTTGAGTACCTTGCCGTCTTCACGCTTGCGCACCTTGCCGGTTTCTCGATCAATCTTGGCAAAGTTTGTGCTCATGACTTCTTTCCATGCGCCTTCACCGTCAAAGCCAGCACTGTGAATAGCACCAATTGTGACCACCAGGATATCAATCAAGGCATCCAACTGTTCAGTCATGTCATCGTCCGCAATTGCTTGTTTGAGTTCAGCATGCTCTTCGTCTATTAGATTCAGATACATCTTGTACTGAGAAATTGCATACGCATCAGTTTTCTGATCGCATGCTCGCATGAACTTTTCTTGATCTCTAAATGGATTGGTCATTTTGCTTGTTCTTTGGTATGGAAAGGACCTTGGTAGGTGTAGCGTTGCAAGGTAATGAGTTTGGGATTCTGAACTGTTTTCCAGTTACGATGTTGTTTAACACGATACCAACCTGCTGCAAACCAAGACTTGCTTTTGTCTTCTTTGGTAAACAGCGGTAGTTTGTGTTTGACATCCCACAACACATTGAACACTGGAGTGCCAGTATCGTAGCCATAGGCCTGATTGCCGTGTACCACTGTGCTGGTTGCCGCTGGCACAAACTCAATGCCTGACTCTCTGCCCAGCATCTTGATAGTGGTGTAGCGTTTCACAGTGTTTTGTATTTTTACAACCACACCATCATCGTCTACTTCAATTTCACCAACCTTGTGGTTGTCTTTTTTCAAGATCCAGTAGCGATCTGCAATCACCGGTTTAGCTAATATCATTCAGAGTTCCTTGGTATGTCTGATTCATCCAACGACCAACCGCGTCAGCATGATCGCTGAGTTTGGTCAGTTCGTACTTGCCACAAAATTTCAAGAACTGCGCACCAACCATGCCCACGTCCTTGTGGCTTATTTGTTCGCGAATAGCGGCATCTACCACGTCCTTGATCTCCTGCGGTTGTGCAGTGAGATCAATCAAGGTGCAATTGCGTTCATATTCGTCCAGCACACGCAGTTCTTTTTTATTGTGGTCGGTCCAACGCTGAAGCATGAGATTGTTCCAGGCATAGCCTTTTTTGTTTCGATCTTCAAATGCTTCGGTGAGTCCCACTGCCTTTTTGGTGCCCTTGATACGCACACCAGGGTATGCACTGAACACATTGTCTCCAGGATCGCCACGCATGCATTTCAAAAACAGCACCCACTTTTGATAGTCTTTGGGCAACACAAATTTAGGATCATGCTTGTTCACTTTGATCTTGCTGTTGCTTTTGATTTCAAAACTCAAGCTCTTGCCCTTGCCATCACGAACACCATCCACACTGAACAAGTGATCATTTACACCATTGTAAAGTTGCACATTGGGGGCCACCAATTGCACAAAATCTGAATCTGTGCTGACAATTGTGTGTTGATCTTGTGGATGCAAGGCTATCCATCTTGCGATCACATCGTCTGCTTCTGCTGTGGCGCATCGAATCACGCTACAGTTTGTTCGGGTAGACAAATATTTAGTCAGCTCATCATAGGTTTCCCAGAACAGTTTGTCTTCTTCTGCTTCGGTTTCAGTCATGGCACCACGGGCTTCAGCACGATTGGCCTTGTAGGGTTTGTAGTGATCTTTGCGCCAGCTGCGTCCTTCCAAGGCAAATACCACATGGTCGCATCCAAGATCACGTGCCACTTTGTTTGCACTCATGATAGTCAAATGCAGTGCAAAGCCCAGCTTGGTCCAGGTGTCAGCAGCACGGTGTGCTTGATGCCTGGCACGAAAGAACATGTTAGACGTGTCGATTAGCAGGTATTTCATTGGTGCCTAGTAGTTGGTTGTGTTTAATGTATTGTAACAGATATTCGCCCCAAAAGCAATGAGCTTCAGGCCCAAAATGCCAACTATCTGGCGTAACTGTGGCAAACCCTTGTTGTCTTAGTACAAAATCGTACGTTTTTGTTGCATTGTAAGGGTCAATGTAACTTGTGCCCCAATCGTAATGTGTAGACAAATCTTCAAAATGGTTATTGCCGTTGAACATCACATGCCGGATTCCAGCCTGCTTGAGTTCGTTATGAAATGTCCAAATTTCGTCATGTGCTTGTTGACGGCACTGATGCCAGTCTATATCCAGCACAAATTGACGGTATCGATCTTGCAGTTCTGGTGGCACGTGATCGATGCCACTGGCGTTGACTTGATAATCTTTGCCGTTGTGCCACCACTCTTGTCGCTCCCAGGTAGTCCACTGTATTACCATAAAGCAGTCTTGAACAGCATCAGGATTGGCAGCAATCCACTCTCGCGTGGTACGCATGATGCGAGCGTTGCTGCAACCTGCCTGTGCGTCTAGGTAAAGCACCGCATATAGCCAGTTGGCAAGTTCGCAACCAAAGCTGGCTCGTTCATTGTCGGGATGCGGTTGTTGCCCTAGTCCCCAGAACACTCCGTCGTCAAGAGCCCAGGCATGAGAATTCACACACTCTGCTGCGGCCGCATGGCTATCACCATTCACATACAAGATCATTTTGCCAGCAGTGTTTTTTCAGTTTCGGCAGCTACCACACGTTTGCGAAGACTTGAACTGGAGAAGCTGTGATCTCTGCCATTGAACACAAGTTCAATGTCACGTTGATAGCATTCATGCTGACCACTAAATTCTTTATCTTGATATTCTACACCCAGCACACGAACATCCAATGGTAGGATTAGCAAGAGGTCAACAAGATCTTGTTCAGTTTGATACACCACAACTTCGTCCACATAGCGACAAGCGGCCAACTGTATTTGTCGCTCCACAATGCTTTGTATGGGTTTGTTTTTAGTTTCAGGTCTATCAATTGTGGGATCAGTTTGCAAGCCGCATATCAAATAGTCACAGTGATTCTTGGCTTCTGACAGCATGGCAATATGGCCTGCATGCAACATGTCAAAGGTGGAGAAGGTGATGCCAATCTTTTTGCCGTCGGCTTTGAGTTGTTTGATGTGATTGAAAATCATGATACTTCGCTGCGTCCGTTGCCAATGTCTCGAGTATTCACATACTGCCCTGCACCCTTGATAATGGCTTGCTCTTGTTCCCAGGTTTCCATGACCACGTGTCGGCATACATTTTGGAACCACCGATCTACAATTTCAGAATCTGGATCTTCTTTTTTGAGCATGTATCCAGCCTTGATCAATCGATTTACAAAGATCTCATTCCAGTCTAATTCAAATGCACCTTGGTGCAGGTTGTTGGGATCCACATCTATGCCCAACACAGCAATGTAAGGCTCGCCTTTTTCTGTGGCCAGCTGTTTGGCTGTTTTGTCAGGTTCTTTGAGCTTGGCTGCTTTGACTTTGGGCACAGGAGTTTCGTCTCCCCATGGCACCGAAGCCGGCGGCCGAACATTGGCTTTTGTTTTTTTCTTGAACCAATCAAACATGTTATTTCCCCCAACCATTTCCCCACAAGTCCACATGCAGCCGTGGACTATACCAGTAACCTCGTTTGAGTGCTTCGTCTGCAACATGAATTCTGTTGCCATCATACACACTAACTACACCGCCTACTGGCATCACAAACACAGGACCAGCAAAACCTGCTAGTCGATATTCATCAACAGCACGATCTAGTTCGTCAAAGTCTGTGACTTTTTCAACCACAAACTTCAAGTATGTGACTCCGTGAGTTTCGTAATCAAGCACAATGTTGGGCTTGATAGCATCTGCCCAGGTTTCGCCTGATACCGATAGCTTGGGACTTACACTAAATGTAATTTCACCGTGCCAGTTTGCAAGATAGTTTCTGAAGTCTCTAGTGAGATCTTGGGTGCCATTGGTTTCAAATGTGATGTGCCGTAGTCCACGTTCGTGCAACAGGTCCAGTAGTTCTGGATAAGCACGTTGCCAACCCAGCAATGGTTCACCACCAGTGATAACCAAGTGGACCGGATTGCCATTGGGCTGTTGCCAGTTGCCGTTTGGTAGCAGTGCAGCCATTTTTTCTACCAATTGCTCAGGAGTGAATGTGGGGCTTAGATGTTTGAAGTCTGGATGCCAGCTGGCATAGCTGTCGCAGCCTGTGCTCACCAGCGGAAGTTCTTCAAATGTTTTGTACAGTTCAACTGTTTTTGCAACCTCATCAGCCTCTTTGCTGACTTCGCCAGGTTTGCATCCAAATCCTGAACAGGTAAAGTTGCATCCAAATGTTCTCAAGAACACACTGGGTACACCAATATAACGGCCTTCGCCTTGTGCAGAATAAAATAGTTCGCTAATTTTAAGTTTCATAGTCTTGTTACCTTTGTCATTCCCGACTTGCGGGGATCTTTATTTAGATTGATACTTTCTTGTTGCATTATAACACGAGTAGATTGTGTTGTCACCCAGCCCGGCAACACTTCATCCAAATAGGCCAAATGCTCTGCAGGACTGGGATGAGGGTCACCGTTTCTGTTGGGCCATCCGTCTTTGAACAGCACAGTTCGATAACTAGGCAAAATACAATCAACTACATCTTGATAGATATTTAGAGAATCAAAATGATCCATGGATAAAAACTTCCATTGCACTTGTCGTTTTTCCAACAGTGTTTTTACTGCCTTGATATAAGCTAGGGTTTTTATTAGTAGTCCTCGCTCATCAATGTGTGTGGCAAGGTAGTCTTTGTTATATATCGGGCAACTAAACATATTTCCCAGTGTGTGCCAACGTTCATTGACATATCTGTCTTCTCGGGTGGCAGTGGTCCAGCACACTATCACAGTATCTTGCGGCTCAAATTGCTGACGCTGATCGGCCTCCATTACGCTGTTAAATATGAATTCGTTGCCTGCCCCGCTCTGTCCCCAGTTCTCAAAACTATCAAATTCTGGTGCCAAACAGTCTGCCCATGTGCTCCAGCGATAGTTAGTAAAACTACAACCAAATGCAAACAGTCGGGTCATTCTACTGTGATTTTGGCACGACTAGCACCGTCGCCACGCCGTGCTCCATTTGAGTCTTGACCAATTCGTTCTACCATGGCTTTGCCAAAGTTTCGTCGCCGTGCAAAATAAAACAGTTCCAGGAACTTGGGAAAGCTCATGGTTTTGTCTTCTGGAAACTCCAGTTGATACACAGTAGGTGCATGCACCAAGTCATGATCAAAGCTGAGATATTCCCAGATGTTGTAGTCTAGCTCAAGATTTTCAGGATAGGTGTTCATGGCATCATATGCTACCAGATACCTACGTTGGAATCTCATGATGCTGTTCAACAGGTCTGCCGGCAGGTTGTACCGTGCCATGAACCTTTCCAGCATGTCAAAAATTCCGTTGTATTGTTTTTCCACATGCATGTTTAGTATGGTTCTGTGGATTAGATTCCAGCCGTGTATTTCAATACCAATGTTGGGGTGATTGATCTTGCCTGTGGTCATCCAGCTGCGATAGTATTCGCGAACTTCTTCTTGCTCACGATGCAGCCACTCATCTTGTTGCATGAATTCAAACAGTTCATCGTAGAAATCACTGTAAGGCACCTTGCTGTATTTGAACATCAAGCGGCTCAACAAGGTGCTCACCCCATTGATGTGGAATGTGTTGATGAACCATGAAAACACATGTGCATCCAGCATGATGTCAAACGGCATGTCTTTGGTGCCAGTAATAATGTCAATGCTTTCCTCCACGTGTTCGTTGCTGTAGCTGCCCGAGAAGTAGTCAGTCACAGGCTGACTGGAGATCTTGAACAGTTTCTTTTGCAGCAGGTTCATTTCAGCATTTTCCAGCAACTGTGCTTGAAACACTGTGAGTCCAGTATGGTTGCCCATTTCAAACAAGGTCCAGAAGTTCTTTTTCCAAGACTCAAGACTTTCGCCTGGCAGTCCCAGAATCAGTTCTGTGTATGTGGGAATATTGCGTTGCTCACACAATTCAAACACTTCATTCAGCTTGTTCATTTCCATGTTCTTGCGACGAATATTTTCCAGCACATCAAGATCCAGACTTTGCACACTCAGTGTCAGTCCTTGATTGAAGCCACGTGCATCCAGAAGTTTTTTAACAATATCAACCACTTCCTTCTTTTGATTCTTGGCCCAGGCCACAGAAAATGTTCGGGGTGATCCGTACTTTTCTTGACACTCAATAATCTTGTCTGCAATCAAGCTGTCGCGTTCGGCAAACATGCCAAAGTTAGCGTCGGTGATAGAGATAAAGTCAAAGTTTCTTTTGGCCATCCATTCCAGTTCTTCAAACACACGCTCCAGTTCAAACTTCTTGACCTTGTTGTAGGTCAAGCTGCCCCAGTCACAGAATGTGCAAGCAAACGGGCAGCCTCGACTGGTTTCCAGTGTGCCTTGCCACATGATGCCAGGATTGTCTTCAATCAACTGGTCAAACACTCCAGCAAGATACGGACTCACAACTTCTTCAAGACTTTCAATGCGTTTGGCTTCGCCAGTGTTTACGGCCTCGCCATCTTGATTTAGCAGCAGTCCGGGAATGTGTGCAAAGCTACGACTTTCGTAGGCTTGCAGTAATCGACGAAAGGTTATTTCACCTTCAAATGTGATAACCACATCCATAAAAGGATTTTTGCGAAACAGATCAGGGTCAGTGATAGCAGGTTCAGGGCCGCCAAACACTGTTAATATATCAGGGTTGATCTCTTTGATTCGTCGGGCAAGCTCATAATTGTAATTGTGATTCCATACATAGGTGCTAAACGCCACAATATCATTTTGAGCTAATCGTTGTACAACAGGTTCAACTTCATCTCTACGCCACACCCACTCAGTGAGTTCAAAGTTTTGTTTGATCTCTGGGTCTGTAATGGCATAACTCCATATCACACCTGCTGAATATGGCAAGTAGTGAGCATTGAGTTCTTTGGGACCTTGTTGGAAATTGGGTTGTACCCAGGCAATTTTGTGTGTCATTGATTATTTACTATGCGGATTGGCAAACTGAACCATAAGTTTGTTGACATCGTTTTTGGCCAGCTTTTCCCAGGGATCTTGTGTGCCTTTGAAAACATTTTCAAAGAACACTGTGCTCATTCCAATGGACCGCATGTATGTAGCCAGTTTGGCCGAGTCTCGGTGCCGTAATTCCAACATTTGTTTGCTGTGAAAATCTCTAGGATCGTCTGGTTTGCCTTCCAGCATGGGGCGATTGCGAAATGTTTCGTCGTTGTTGTTGCCTGTTAGATCATATCTGTCGTGCAGCACATCCACAGCAATACGCTCGTAGATATCCAACATATATGCCTGTTGACTAACCCATCCGTCTTGTGTGGGATGCGGACTGATGTAGCCCAGCAGATCATACCATTTTCGCGGCACAATAGGAAAAATGCTGTATGGATGTAGATTGTGAGTACAATAGCTCAGCAGCTTGAACTCACCGTCATACTTCATGATCTCGGTGTCCCAACCCTGAGTCTCCATCACAGCATCGTCATTCCAGATACACAACCACTTGGCACTGGTTTGTGCTGCCATGGCGTTGTTGTATTTGTGCAGACCAATATAGCCCATACGATCAAACTTCATTGCAGTATATGCAATGTCTCTTACATCCAGCCAAGGTTGCAGATCTGTTGCAAAGTACGTGGTGCCAACATCGTCATCTCGATCAAATGCAAACATAAGTTGCACTCGTTCAATATTTTCAGCTTGCTCAACCAGGCTACGAATACTACGACCTAGACTTTCTGTTCTGCCACGGGTGGCCAGCAGCATTGCAATATCATACTTGAAATCCATCATGTCCTCTTATTCAAATAAATCTTCATTCCACTCACGATGTCCTTCTCGGAAAGCCATGTTGCTTTGTGTCTCGCGAACTTCCACACGATAGCACCACAGGCGTTTGGATTCAGCTTGGCCCCACATGTCGGGAATGTAAACGCCATTCACATATTTGTACAACTGATCAGCTAGACCTTCACAGCCCAGTTTGGGTAGGATGGTCAGTTTGGCCAACTTGCGCCGTTCCATCTCTTTGTAAAAGGCCAGTTCAGGATCGTCTTCGGCCACCAGCAAGGTGTGATCAAATTGACTTTCCAGTACACCTTTGAGTTCTTTAAGTCCGCCGTAGTCAGCAGCCCAGTTACGAGCATCTAGATCATTGGTACCAAAGTAAAACTTCATGTTGAAACTGTAGCCGTGTATTAGATTACAGTGACTATCAGCACGCCATTGACGATAAGCGCAGGGAAAAGAATCGTGATACTCTTTGGTGCTGGTGTACCTATAGTTCACTGGTCTAGTGTTTTGTAAGTTTTCTTCGAAGTGACGGATTAAGTCAGCTGATGAGTTTGCCATGTTTTTCTCCTATGTGATTATAGCATAGGTGGCAGAGTTTGTAAAGCGGGAATGACACCAAGACCGCTTGATCATTACTTATGACGGCTGTTGATAGCCGGGTTGTTTGTAGTTGGCCTGGCCTGCAATAACACCACGCACACCGCCCACAGGATCTGTGCAGTCGCCTGTACGCCTGGGAATCAGATGTATATGCGGATACATCACTGTTTGTCCAGCAGCAGCACCCGAGTTCATACCCACGTTGAATGCATCGCATTCGCCGGCTGCGACCATTCGGTTGCCTTCGGCCATGGCAGATTCAAAACAATCCTGGATCACTCCCGCAGTATTGTATTTGGGTACAAACAACAAGTGACCCGGAGTCACCGGATATCGATCCTGAAACACAGCCACATGAAAATCTGTTAACTCAGAGACTTCCAAGTTCCAGGGAGCAATTTTGTCCTGCATTGCTTGTTCTAAATCAGTCATCGTGGTGCAAAGTCCTGTTGTAGTTTGATATTGTCAAAGAATTCTTTCTTGACACCTTGGTCTTCCTTGAATGCGCCTTTGAGCACTGTGGTCTGTGTTAGACTTGAATGTGCCATGATGCCGCGATTCTCACAGCAGCCATGTGTGGCCTGAATATACACTGCTACGTTTTCACTGTCGGTAGCTTTGGAGATTTCTCGGGCAATGTCATTACACAGTTCTTCTTGAAGTGTGCCCCGGCGAGCACACCACTGAGCAATGCGAGTATACTTAGACAGACCAATAAGTTTATTAGCAGCAATAATACCAATGTAAGCAACGCCGCTAACGGGTTGATGATGATGGCTACACATAGAACGAAGCTCGCTTCGAACAACAAGCATACCTTCATAACGGTCTTCACTATCATTTGGGAACGCTGTTGCGTCTGGTGCTGGTTCATATCTACCTTCCATGATCTCCTTAAAATACATTTTGGCCAGGCGCCTTGCTGTGCCTTTTGAGTTGGGATCTGTTTCTCGATCAATAAGCAGTCGATCCAGCACTGTTTCAAATGCTTCGGCTGCTTCGTCGATCAAGCGTTCTTTATTTTCTTCTGTGACATATTCGCTGATGTTATCGCCTGCCCAGAAACGTTTGCCTTCACGTTTCATCTTGAAGCGAAGATGATCACCTAGGTATGCTTCTTTATAATCTTTATCGTCATCGCCTTGTTGCTCTGCACCTGCAATGATATTGTTATGTGTTTTTGATTCGGCTACAGGATGTAGTAGTGTATCTGGCGCAAATTTGGCTGTGTTGCGTAATATTTTTTCTGGTACAAATTCTTTTGTCAATTATGTTCTCCGATGTTGACGCAGTGGATTGCGTTTTGTTAATTGTATAGTATTTAGACCGCAAAGTCAATCTACTATGGTAATGTTTCTTAAATCTGGATACACAACATGCACAGGATCAGGATTGGTTTCTTTGATACCTTTTAACAGTTCGAGACCCTGAACAGCTTCTTCGGGTGTGGGCTTGTAGTGGTAGCCAACTTGAAATGTGTGTTGTGTTTGCCAGGGTGTGATATCAAGATCGCGACCATCATAGCGTTGACGGATCATGGTCTTGTATGCGGCTGGGTCATCCAACAAGATAGCACCACCTCGGCCAATGTGTAATGGTTTACCGTGGCCAAAACTCAGACACTGCATGGCACCAGGTCGATACATGTTCTTTTCCAGTCGTCGAGCACTGTCCCAGATTCGAGTGTCATGAATGTGATACTCACCAGTCCAGTCTTCATTTTCCAAGCTGTATTTGATGCCCAGCTTGTGCATGGTCATGGCCACACTCAGATAGGTAAATGCAGTAAAGCTACAGCTTCGGATCCGATCATAACGTAGACAAAGTTCAATGGCATGTGTGCAGCAATCAGTCATGATTGCATACGGTGCGCCAGTGAACTCTGCCAGCGCATGTTCAAACTTTAGAATCTTATCGAACATACCAAGCCCAGGCATGACCGATCATGGCGTCAAGATCATGTTGTTGCCACTGATCTGCTACTGAATTAAACTTGCCTGCACTGGCGGTTAACAACGGAGGATCACCGTCACGTTGTTTACCGGATATAATTTTTAGTTCTTTGCCAGTGATGCGTTCTGCCGCAGCAATGATTTCTCGGTTGCTGATGCCTGTACCAGAACCTAGATTATATACTCCAGCTGGCACAGCACGATCTAGAGCAAGAGCATGAGCTCGAGCAATGTCTTCCACATGTACATAGTCGCGAATGCAGGTGCCATCCGGCGTGGGATAGTTGGTGCCATTCAGTGTGAACTCAGCGTCATCACGCAAACATTCTAAAACTCGCGCAATAATGTGAGTAGCACCAGGTTCTTGACCATGTCGCTTTTGAGCATCAGCTCCACACGCATTGAAATAACGAAAGCTGACATAATCAAGACCATACGCACGTCGGTATGCTTCCAGCATCCAGTCAATCATCAGCTTGCTTTCGCCATAAGGACTGATAGGTTCTTTGGGATCAACTTCGTGACAATTAGCCATAACTGGCTCACCGTACACCGCGGCGCTTGAACTAAAAATAATTCTAGTCTGTGGCATGGCTGCCAACACAAAGTCCAACAGGTGCATGGTTCTGGCCATGTTGTTGTGATAGTAGTCGCTGGGAGTTTTCATGCTGGGGCCAACCAGGCTGGAACCAGCACAGTGTACAACAGCATCTGGCCTGACATCAAGCAGTTTCCTGAAGGATTCATTACAGTCAAAGTCTGCTTGCACAAAATCCATAACACCTGTAAGATGCGTTGGCAGGGGTCTACGATCAATCCCTGTTATGGCGTGCCCTGCATCCTTGAGCTGTAAGGCAATTTGCCCGCCAATGTAACCGGCTGCACCTGTTATTACTATGTTCATGATTCAATCTTTCTCACATGATATTTGTCTTGTGCCACATGATCACGATATCGATTGCCAGCACGATTCCATTGTTCACCATGGCCTTCAATGATATCGATTACGCGATCAACTGTGCCGTTGTTCCAGTTACTGATCAAGCCCATGTTGTGATGTGGTTCACGCAACAAGTTCTGCATCTTGTGATAAGCATCATCTATGCTCCAAGGAACATAGAGCCTGTTAGGGTCATTAGAAAAAGTTTCAGGGAAAGACCTATAAGCAGGGTATAGAACATTACAGCCAAGAGTATCTGCTTCACTGACTGTGTTGGAAACCCAATCTTGCAGGGCGCAATTAAACAGCACACGAGTATCATTAAGGTGAGAGTAGTAATCATTTTTTGTGATGTTGTCGTAGATTTTTAACTTGCCGGCTGCTTCCATTCGTCTAGCACGGGTCACAAATTCAGGATTGTTGCTGCGCAATGCGCCGCCGGAGTAGATGGCAAACTCACAAGGCTCGTTAGTAAGTTCACCATACATCTCAATCAGATCCATGAAGAAGCCCGGCTGCTTTTCTTGATCAAAACGTGCTGCAAAGCCCACACGCCGCTTGCGTTCTTCAAATGGTCGGACTTTTTCTGCACCACCAATGCGTTCCAGAACTTCAGCCTTGCCAAATGCTAAGCCTGAGATGTTGTAGATAGGAGCAGTCCAACCTGCAATACGCATGTGAGCAACCATTTCTTCGTTGGTAGCAAGCACACCGGTCACAAACTCATTGACCATTTTTTCATACAAGCCCATCCACTTTTCCATGCCCCATACATGAACAAAGTCATCAGGATCAATTGCCTGTGCCAAACAACGTACATACACACGTGGTCGCATGTTAGCGGGAATTTGGTCCATGATGTATGGCAAACTCTCAATGCCTGGTTGGAACATGTCTTCAAAGTAGATCACATCTTCACTGGTGACTTCGCCTTCACGCATCATTCGAACCAGATTCATCATTTGGCTCATGCCAAAATAACTGCGACCATGTGCGTCCAGCACCTGACCTACCACAATGCTCTTGCTGTTGTCTAGGGTTTCGCCAGGCACATATACCACATCAAGGCCGCGACGATCAAACACACGACGGTTCCACTCTGTGAGTTGTAGAGTGTACCTTGCTTCATACGACTCCAAACCACAATAAAATAGTTTTCTCATTCTTCAACTCCAAAAAAATGTTCTCTAATGGCCACATAACTATCAACACCGCATTGGACATATCCACCCCAATGCGTGTCCTTCATCATGACTTCATCTTCCAACACAGGTTTGTATTGTTCTTCAACCTGCCGCAAGCATTCCGTCACAATCAACTCGGCGAACTTTGTATCATAAGATTCCGAATACACTTTCAATGCTTGTTCTCGGTCTGTGATTTTAATCATAGCATCAAGAGCATATTTTTTAGCCTGTTCGGCAAATTGTTTAATCTTCTCGTTCATTTAGTCCTTGTACTCGGTTCAATACATCTCGATCAATTTGCGCGGCCATTGCCTGTGTAGCAGTCATGGCATACTTTTTGTCAGGATAATGGGTGTATGCATATTTTTCAGCCGAATCACTAGATCGACCCATGTTATTGACTTTGTCTTCCATGTCATGCATACGTCTATTTAGATGATTCATGTCTTCGAACAATCTTCTCAGAGGTCCATGGTTGCGACTGTGTTCTGTTTTGATTTCAGGACGAGTCAGTAGCACTATCATCATGAGACCGCGCAGCGCATCCATCACACGCGGATCTTGACTGGTCATAGCTTCGTCGAACATGTCAACAAAACGCTCAAGGTCAAAGTCTGCCAAATCTTTCTCTCGAGACCCGCTCATGCTGGGCGAAATCCTGCGAGTCGACGAGTGTCCTCGTGCCACATGTTTCTGGCATTCTTGCCTTGGTGCCACTTGTTGAACTGTTGCCAGGCATAACTCTTGAAGTTGTAGAGGTCGCTTTCATTGTAGCGATATCCGTAGTCCTGGCAAAATTCCAGATACGCTTCCAGATCATTGAAGATCTCAGCCACACGGGGGTTGGGTTTAAAAGACAATTTGGCCATGATGGCTCCTATTAGATATTGATAGATTGATGGGGCCGGTGAGTTTCATACTTGACAAGTGCTCCGTTTTCACCATCTTCGGACACTTCAATCCAGACACTACGATCTGGATATTTTTGGGCAATCTGCAGATAC